TTCAGGAGATGATCGATGCAGCAATACGACGACACAACCGTAATGCTTCTATCATTAGTATGTGCGTCGGTTGGGTGGTTCTTGCTCTATTTGCTGAAGGACTTTTAAGGCTTATTGGTGCAATTCCACCTATATTGCCGTGGTTAAAAATCACTCTTAATTAAAAGATTTTAAGAAATGGTAGTAAGATTTACGGAAGAAGATCTAAAAGAACTTCAACAAAGAGTTTTACGGCAAAAAATAGACGAACTATTTGAAGAACCATCTACTTATGAGGATGAAGAAGATGATTAAATCAATAATATTAGCGATTCTTCTTTTTACTTCTATTGGATTGTTTATTCAATGGGGACTTACACAGACATATTCGAGGGTTTTATGAAAGTAGGATTGATTGGATTAGGTAGAATGGGCGAAGGAATGTCCCGCCGCATGATGAAAGCAGGAATTGAAGTTTGGGGTTATAGGAGAAATTATGATAAGGCAAACGAAGCATTTCAGAATGGATACGTGAATGGTATTACAACTACCATTGAAAATCTTGTTAAAGTAGTTAAGGAAAATAAAAGAGGTGGAACTCAACCAGGTATTTTTCAGATGGTAGTTCCTGCCGAAACAGTAGAGGAAACTATTAATGAACTACTACGATATTGTAGTGAAGGAGATATTATTATTGATCATGGCAATAGCAATTTTAAGGACAGTCGGAAGAGAGCAGAACGTCTGGCAAAACTGGGTATCCAATATATTGATTGTGGCACTAGCGGTGGTGTTTATGGTTTGGATCGTGGATACTGTCTTATGGTTGGAGGTGGAAATACTGCAGTCGCCACTTGTGCAAAAATATTTGATGCCCTTGCACCAGGAATCAATGCTGCCAGAAGGACTCAGTTTAACTCAGACGTAACTTCTGCTGAGTTTGGTTGGTTGCATTGTGGTGGTCCAGGTGCAGGGCACTTTGTGAAGATGGTGCATAACGGTATTGAATATGGTATTATGCAGGCATATGCAGAAGGATTTAACATCATCAAGAATGCTAATGCAGGTGCCCAGTATGTCAGAGAAGGAGATGCAGAGGTTGCCCCTATGGCAGACCCAGAATCCTATTGCTATGATATTGACGTTGCTGAGGTTGCTGAGTTGTGGCGTCGTGGCAGCGTTGTTGGTAGCTGGTTACTTGACCTTACCGCTGATGTTCTACGGAATGATGGTCAACTTAAACAGTTCTCTGGAGGCGTATCCGATAGCGGTGAGGGTCGTTGGGCTGTTTCTGCCGCTGTGGACCTTGGTATACCCGCTCCTGTCATTACTACTGCCCTTTATGAAAGATTTAATTCACGCAATTTGGGCACTTTCGCTGCCAAGATTTTGAATGGTATGCGTTATATGTTTGGTGGGCATCACGTAAGGTGAGGGAATTACTTTTAATTACTTCAGTTCCTTTTATTTTAGCAACTCTTTATTTCGGCACTAAAGGGGGATACTATGATACAGAGAAATACAACGGGAATGGAACCGCACATTAAGCAAAGATATCAATTTGCTGCATCATCATTTGTAAGAATGTGGGGGCATAAAGCATTAAACGATCATCGCATCATAGAATTTTGTGAGATGTGGTCTTATAAAACTGAAACCCCTCCATTAAATGATAATGTTGTTGATCAATACTTTTATTATGAGTTTAAATCTTGGAGGGGATATTGATGTTTCACATTGTAGAAGCACTCGCACAGAACCAAATTTGGTTGTTTATGTGCGGTATGGGATTGACAGTGGTTCCTTTTGCTGGTATTATGTTTATACACCGCAATAAATAAACGTGTGACGGGGTGTAGCGCAGTTTGGTAGCGCATCCGCTTTGGGAGCGGGAGGTCGTAGGTTCGAATCCTATCACCCCGATTGTCTTATGACATTTAAAAATTATTAAGTTGAATTCATGAATGAGCATAAAATTGCCAAATCTGCTGGACATTATGAGGCAGCTATTCCAGATGAACTGATGGATTTAATTGTTAAAGAAGTTGAAAGTATCGACAATGAAGTCTTTTCAGAAGCCAGTATTGGGGATTCTGGAAGTTCTATTATTGAAACTAAAACAAGGAATTCTAAGATCACTTGGTGGTATGAAGAGCATTGGGTATGTTCTATTTTTTCCCATTACTTCAACAAAGCAAATAGGGAGTTCTGGGAATATGATTTAACCTACTTGACAGGTATTCAGGTAACCAGTTATGATATAGGAGAGCATTATGGGTGGCACGCAGACTATGGTAATCCAGATGATTCGAATCATACACGTAAATTAAGTGCTACTTTACTTGTAAATGATCCTTCTGAATATGAAGGTGGAGATCTTGAATTTATTGATTATCACGGAAGAACTCTTGTTGCTCCACGAACTAAGGGAACTATGATCATATTTGATTCTAGAGTTCCTCATAGAGTAACTCCTGTAACTAAAGGAAAAAGAACTTCTTTAGTTGCTTGGATGCTTGGTCCTAAACTTCGATAAATTATAAATTAAGTTGTAGATATGGAAAACATTTCGCCCACGATGGAAAAATTTAACGTAGAATATTTCCAGCAAAATTTTGACGAAATTATGGAAAGAGTTGATAATGGGGAGACCTTTATTGTTCAGAGTGAATATGGGAATGCTATGTTAGTTCCATATAAAGATGTTGTAGATGTATTTGAAGATTCTAGAGTTTCTGAAGAAGATTTTACAAGACTTTACAGAGACCACGAAGAAGCCCCTTGACAAAGCGTTTCAGATCCGCTATTATAGATCTGAAATTAAGCGAGTGAGACTTGGTAGTCAGAGGAGCCTTATAAACTCTTTCCGCCAGATTAGCGGCTTTGACCTGGTTCGAATCCAGGCACTCGTATTTGCTCCTTTAGCAATCTGGTGAATGCAGCGAACTCATAATTCGCCTGAGGCGTGTTCGATCCACGCAAGGAGCACTGGACACTTCCGAAAGCGTCCTACTTGACTTCTCTCAGTCAAACCCTTATAATACTAAGGTCAACATTCAAAACAATGACTCTCATTTCTAAATTTAAGAAAGACGTTCAGACCCTTCGTGGTGCTGCAAATGGCGATTTCTATCTTGATGTAAAGAATCCAAAACTCTTTAAAAAAGTTCGTCGTTTTTATGAGCAAGAAGGTGTAGTATTCTCTGGTGATCCTTTGGATGATTATGATATGCTTATGGAATACGTCCTTGCTGATCTAGAATCTGTTGAGGTTGCATGACAAAAGTTCTTTTAGAACGTGAAGAATATCGATTTGTTGAAGTTGGTATTATTGAACTAAACGGCAACCCAGATTATCGTCTTCAAAAGAAAAATGAATACACAAAACGATGGAATGATATCTATCTTTTTGATAATCAAATGCAGTGTTTGACTGCTATGGAAGACCATCAATATGCCCGTTGGTTGGATCCAGATAGAGTTCCTTGTTATATTAAAGATGATGGGGATGAAGAATAGTCTCGGAAAGACTTAAAACTTGCCCTGGTCGGGAGCAAACCCCTTAGTCACGGATGGACTATAACAGAACTGGTGGAGTCAAGTATGACCCTATTGTTTTCTTGCTTTTCTCAAGAGCAAGTGGTGCGGATGGGGTAATCCCGCCTGGTTTCCAATTTCCAGTTAAAGAATTGGTGGCGAGCCTGAATTACTGAGGTGGGTTGCATAAACCCACCTTTTTTAGTATAATAAAAGAAAAAGTAATAATATGAAAATCGGGTTTAATTGCAGTTGTTTTGATCTTTTTCATGCAGGGCACGTCACAATGCTTAAAATGGAAAAAGAGATGTGTGACTATTTAAAGGTGGCACTTCAGATTGATCCTACAATTGATAGGCCTGGTTTAAAAAATAAACCAGTGCAATCCATTTACGAAAGATATGCCCAAGTGCATGGGTGTAAATATGTTGATGAGATTCTTGTCTATGATACTGAAGTAGATCTTCTTAATCTAATTAAGACTCAAACTTTTCACATCAGATTCTTAAGTGAAGAATATAAAGATATTGATTTTACTGGAAAACAATATTGTATTGATAATGATATAGAAATTCACTATCATTTGAGGAGACACCAATATTCGACTACTGAGCTTAGAAATAGAGTTTATGAACTTGAAAAAGCAAAAAGAGAAGAAAATAATATTAAAGATATTAAGCAATATTCTCCTGAACTCTTAGAAAAATATTCATTAAAAATCGACTAATTAATTATGTCTATAACGATCAATTATTTACCACATTCAAGGCCGATTGAGTATTGGCGCCTGACATCTTATTTTCTGAATAAAATTAAACCAGAAAACAAAAAGAAAATCAAAATTAATGTTCTTGCTACGGATGATAGGTCATGGTTAGATTACCTTGGAAATGATATAGATTCCCAGGCTATTATTTTTCCTTACGGCGGTAATTATCTTGCTAAATCGCATTTTGCAAGTAAGGATGAAAATCCATATTCAGTAAAATTAGATGAAGATTGTTTTATGAGCAATCATGTCTGGGATTATATGATTGAGAATATTCATATCCTTGACGATCCAGATACTCTACTTTTATCACCTTTAGTATCTACTAATATTCCTCTTGTTGATGAATTTATTGAGGCATATGTTGAAGATAGTGAGGTGAAAAAACAACTATATTCTTTGTTTAAGAATCGTCATATGCCCAATAATCTTTGGGGAGTTGATTATACCTCATTGAACAAATACACTGTAGATTCTGAAGAATGGAATCCTGAAGATTATTATAAAGGCGTTGCAGATATTAATCATTATTATAGAGGTATTCATCCAGTTCGTATTTCGATTGAAGCACAACTTTTATTAAATGAGTATATTCTTAATACTATCGATAAGTTATTGAGTAAACAAGACTATTCATTAAAAGAGTTCAATCGTCCTTATTTTACAAATAATATTTTTGCGTTTAAAACTGAAGATTGGCGTAAAATTTTACAACTTCCAAATGACGGATTTGATGAAGTTCCTTTGAGTGAATATAAGAATGCTTATAGCAAAAAGTGCTATTATATTGATAATGGATTCTGCGTTCATCCGATGTATAATACTGTATTTGGATATAATCCACAGTTCGATATTGGTATGAATAATGGTCTGAAAAAAGAAATTGAAATCGTCAATCAGTTTGTTCAAAAAATTCTATGAAAAGAGCATTAATTACTGGTATTACAGGGCAAGATGGGTCTTATCTTGCCGAACTTCTTTTGGAAAAAGGATATGAAGTTCACGGCATTGTGCGCAGAGCATCCTTGATCAATACTCATCGTATTGATCACATTTATAATCGTATTCATCTTCATTATGGGGATCTTACGGATTCGACAAATCTTGTAAGAGTCGTCCAACAAGTTCAACCAGATGAAATTTATAATTTAGGTGCTCAAAGTCATGTAAAAGTGTCTTTTGAGATTCCTGAATATACGGGTATGGTTGATGGTCTTGGAACTCTTCGTGTGCTTGAAGCGGTTCGTCTTCTAGGAATGGAAAGTAAAGTTCGTATCTATCAGGCATCTACTTCTGAACTTTATGGTAAAGTTCAAGAAATTCCTCAAACAGAAACAACTCCTTTTTATCCAAGAAGTCCTTATGGAGTTGCTAAAATTTATGGGTATTGGATTGTTAAAAATTATCGTGAGGCATATGGAATGTATGCTTGCACGGGGATTCTTTTTAATCATGAATCTCCTCGCCGTGGTGAGACATTTGTTACTCGTAAGATTACAAGGGGTCTTAAGGCAATGTCTGAGGGCAGGCAAACTGTTCTGAAACTTGGTAATCTGAATGCTCTTCGTGATTGGGGTCATGCTAAGGATTATGTTGAGGCAATGTGGTTAATGCTCCAGCAGGATGAACCTGATGACTTTGTTATTGCAACTGGTAAGCAATATTCAGTTCGTGAGTTTGTTGAAAAAGCAGCACCTTACTTTGGAATGGATATTGAGTGGCAGTTCAGTCAAGATGGAACTGAGGTTGGAATTGATAAAAATAATGGATTAGTGCGTGTAATAGTGGATCCTAAATATTTTAGACCTGCTGAAGTAGAGACTTTATTAGGTGATGCCACGAAGGCAAAGGAAAAAATGGGTTGGGAACCTAAAATTTCATTTGATCAATTAGTTGAGGAAATGTGTACTAATGAAACTTGATAGTAAGATTTTGGTTGCTGGCGCCAACGGAATGGTTGGTTCTGCAATAGTGAGAAACCTTGAAAGTAAAGGTTATACCAACATCATCAAAGGAACTCGTGATGATGTAGATTTCACAAATCAAGATGAAACTGATAGATTTTTCCAGTTAGCAAAACCAAAATATGTTTTTGTTGCTGCTGCCAAAGTTGGTGGTATTATGGCGAACAATAATTATAAGGCAGATTT